AATGATAAAAACATTTCTTGTGCATCCGGCATCATCTCGCCTAATGATTCATTGTTTAAATATTTTTCACATAATGAATGAACATTGGTACCACGACCTGTGGCCTTTTTTGATATACGATTGGCTTCTGCCTCACCAACTCTCTTACGCCATGCCATGATAGCATCTTTTTTCATGGCACCCAACACGGTGGTTACCGATGGTAGTTTTGTACCGTCAGGTAATTTATAGTATCGTTTACCATCAGGTAATGTTTCTGATTGTAGGTCTTGTAATTGTTTTGGTGGGCAGTAATTGAACATTATGTGAAGTAAGAACTTTCATGTGGATTATATGACTTAATTATATTTGTTTTTTCTATTTGTTTTTCTTGTTTTGCAAACTCAGCCAGTTCTTGCCTTACTCTTTCCTTGTTCGCTGATTCGTAATATAGCCGCTGTTGCTTTGACATCATTCGCTTCTTGCTCATCCGTTCTCCTTTGGTCTTTGTTATACTTTCGGATTCGTTGAGCTTTTACTATGGGGACAAGTTTATCATTGACACCTCGCCGTTTAGTTAATAGAATAGGGGTTTGAGTATTGAATACTACCATTCTCTAGGCAACTTTGTTTTATGTCCAGCCATTGTATTGCCTGGAATAGTTTCTTTCATTCTTTGAATTACACCTCTTTCAAAGGCTGCATGAGGTTGACCAATACCCGGTACATTCATGCGAGAACCATCACCAAAGACAGGAAGATTACCTGCTGTGATGTGTCGTTCTAAATGTGGGTTATCTAATTTGAATTGGTCATAGACTGTATAACTCATGATGTGAGTTTCAATCTCATTGGTGTCTTTGTTTAGAAATTCATATGCTGGCATTAAAGGTACTCATGGGTAAGTGATGAATTCATTGCACGATACCAATCTTTCATAAACTTTGGTACCTCTCGTTTATTTATCTTACCTTTCCATGACCAAAGGTGTGACTTATTCATTTTATAGTAATTATGATAAGACTTTAAAGAGTCGCCTGGTACTTTACATTCGTCAGGCATGGCAGGCGTAGGACCAGTAAACTTACCATTTGGTATGTTGGTAGGTAACACCGCCAAATCAGGTATCAATCGTGCCGTAGCATGAACCTTGCCATAACGATAGGTAAATTCACTTAGTAGTTCACACCACATATTATAAAGCCACCGATAGTTTTCATTACTTTGGCGAACCCATATTGCAGAAGGATGATTCATCATAGTGGGTTTCATAAGGCGTTCTTCACGACCATCAGGCAACCGCCATGCTTTGATTGACCGATTATTGGCCGACAACCTTTTGTATTCTTGGCCATCAAGCACTCGATGCGCTGTTGAAAGTAACTGAGCATACTCAATCACCATTTTGCAAACATGACGGTCAACGTGCATTTGTGCACATTTTTTTACATCTTCATCAAGAAAAAATATATTCATAGCATTCTAATTAAACCAATTGTATCAATAGTAGTTAACAAGATGTAGTTAGCAAGCATGCCAAATGATTTCCGAGTATAACTAGCCCAAGCATACATAGCACAGCCAAGAATCCAAATAGGATATAAAACCAGTAGCGGTGGGTTCGGAACGGTAAGTGCCATAGTAATAGAGCAACCAATACTAATAGCCCAAGCCAACAACTCAACAATAAAACGGAAACGACCACTTCGCCAGTCATCACGAATCCAATCAAATAGGTTGTAAAATAAATCGTTCATCAGCACTCATCAGAGCGAATTAAACTTTTTTTACCATTGAAGATAGAATCTAAATCATCTAAATCATCTTCTTCAAAAGGTGATTCTTCGTGTTCATTGATTTCTAAATGGCCATCAAAGTTAAAGCCACAACCTTTCAAAAAGGTTTCAAATTCACCAATAACACCACCTAAGTGGACAGCACTAAACTCAACAGTTCTTTTGGTTGTGATTGATTCTCCAAAAGGACACGGATCTTCTTCACAGATAAATGTAAACTTACTCATAGTTTTGGAATATCCAATGATAGGTCTTTAGCTTTTGTTTTACCAAACTTCTTTGCAATATCTTCAGCTGATACAGTTTCTAAAACAAATTGTTTGAACTCAGAGTAATCATTTGAAACTTTCATTGATACGGCACCACCATGGCCATCAGCCATAAACAATGCACAACCACCACCAACCAATGGTGCAATTTCAACAACTGCTTCTAAATTAATAATTACGGGACACTTCTTATCTAACGAATTAACTTCAATCAACATAGTCATACTTCTTCTCCTTTGGGTTCACGAATCTTTGCAAATTTAGCCAGTTTGGCGGACATCTCAGCTTCAATATATGATTTCTTCCATAGACTTCTTTTTTCTGATGTCATGGTAGCTAACATTCGTTTTGCTGATTTACTTAATCTAAAATCTTTATTTGGTTTCATTTAATTGCCTTAATGGTTGTATCAGACTTATCACAATCTTTAACACGAATTAAATAAACAGTTTCATCTGAATGTGGTCTAACAAAAAAACATTCACCTTTGATTGACCAAACTAAATGATGTTGAATACTACCTTCAGCTACATTAATGGTTGGAGGTTTACGAACAACATCAACCAAATTCAAAATGGCGACAATACACGAAAACAAAATAGCAACAACAAAAATACTCATTGTGTTTTTGCCAACCCACACATACAATTTATCAAACATTATATAATCCCTTTAGAATATAATACATACAGTATAACAAATGCCACAGCAAATGTCAATAGGCCAATGGTAAAGAACCAAGAAGTTTTTTGGTAATATTTCACTTCTAACTCCAACATATCCCTCTGACCCAATAACATAGGTTGGCATTCATTCTCACCACCCATCATCTTGATGGTTTCTTTGGCATTGGCCAATCTTAGTTTTGCCACATACAGGTAATAATAGGCTAACATTTAATTTAATCCCAAAAAGTTACTTAGCATAAATATATGTATGAGTATATACACCATTTACAAATCTGTCAATAGAGAAACCGGCAAAGTTTATATCGGTTTTGATTCTAATTGGCCAAATCGTGTTAGAATACATAAATCCTCATATCAAAAGCAAGACTACAAATTCTACCGAGCCATCCGTAAATATGGATGGGATAATTTTGAATGGTCGGTAATATACCAATCAAAAGAAAAAGAGCACACATTAAAAGAAATGGAAACTATATTCATAAAAGAGTATAATTCATTTCATAATGGTTACAACTCAACATTAGGTGGTGATGGTACTTTTGGTCTTGTGTTTCCAAAAGAATCTAGAGAAAAAATTTCAAAAGGAAACAAAATTCCAAAACCACATACAGCTGAACATAATAAAAAAATTGGTGATGCTCAAAGAGGTAAAAAAAGAAAACCTCATGATGAAACAACTAAACAAAAAATATCTATGGCAACAAAAGGCATTTCTAAAACCTTTTCAGAACAACATAAGAAAAACTTAAAGTGCCACGAAAACAACTCAATAAAAGTTACCTGCCCACATTGTAATAAAACTGGTCAACTTACAAATATGAAACGATGGCACTTTGGTAACTGCAAATCAAGACCATAAGTTCTCATAATACTTACCAAACAAACGGAAAGCGTTTTGTTTTCTTGCATTATGTGCATTGAGTCCATCCCAATCAACTTTAGGTCCAACATAATTCTCGTCCCAAGGTAACTTATCACCACATTCGGTGTAATCAAAGAATTTGGATTCAGGATCATCTAATGTTTTCTGTTCAAAAGCCCAAATCATTTCATCGAGAACCCATTTCCAACGCTGATGAATCATATCATCTTCATCTGATTCCAACATTTGAATATCAGGATTACCATGACGGCTCTTTTTAGTTCTTTTCTTACCACTACGCAATTCAGCAGGCACATCTTCGTCATCAATCCATGGTGAACCATGAGATGCATCACGCAATTGTTTGAGCATTGGTAGAATGATATATGACAATGTATAGTCCATTGACCATGTATCGTAACGGTCAATCTTTACATACTTGATTGGTGGGTGAATAAAGTCCAATACTGTTTGAATGGCTGAGCAGAAAGGTTTGATATACTTTGTAGATTTCTCAACCCACATAGGATGATCCACATAATCTTTATCTGCAATTACACCTTTGTTACGACCACATTTACTCCAATCAGTCCAAAAGAAAATATATTCCATGACTGTGTATGGAGAAATCCAATGGCTACGATAGCCACTTAAATAAATTTTCATAATATTATACTTTCAATAGTTGTGATAGTGTATAAGTGGATTCCATATATGTAGATGGATTATCCAATACACTATATTCTAAATCACCCTCTCGTCTTTGGCAATAGTTTACAACGAAATCGCAATTGTTTACCAGTTTAAAGGTATCTACCATTTCTTTAACGGTATGACCTTTACCATGTCCTAGATTTTGTAATGAATTGGCAGGCATTTCAATTGCCTTTTTGATAGAATGGCATATTTCGTTCACATGAACATAATCTCTAACAGGTGTGCCATCTGGTGTATTGTAATCACCACCATATAGATTGAATGAACCTGTTTCTCTTGCTTTCATTAAATTATACATCAGCCCATCCATATTGGTGGGAGCAATCCCATCAGACCCAATAACATTATAAAATCTGAATGAAGTGAAAGTCTTTGAATTTTCAATGCAATATCTTTCTACTATATCTTCAGCACAACGCTTACTCAAGGCATATGGGTTGATGGGATTAGCGGCTGTGCCTGTCGATGCAAACACAAAATTCTTGTAATCAAATTCTTGTAATATATTTACAACACCATTGATGTTTGTATTATAATACTCAATGGGTTTTAATACTGATTCATTTACTTTAACCAATGCAGCCAAATGCACAATTGTATCAAATGTATCTGGCCAATCATTGAGTGTACCAAACCACGCATGCCAATTGTGTGTAATATCGTGTTGGCAAAAGTTTTTGTATTTAAGATAATCATTTAATCGGTGTTCTTTATCAATACCATACACCTCGTATTTTTCCTTTTTGAGGAGTTTTACGAGGTGTTGGCCAATATAACCAGAACTACCGGTTATCAATA